AAATATGTAGATCATATTCAAAGAATTGAAGATGGCGGAGCCAAACTAGATGAAAATAACTTACAAACATTGTGCAAATGGCACCACGATAGTAAGTCTGGAAAAGAAGCTCATGGTTACAAAGAAACCAAGGGGCATAGGGGTCAAAACACCAAAACATAAAATTGTATATACATCGCCACTTACCGAGAATTTTACTAATAGTTAATATTTGAGGGGGGGGCTTAAACCTTTAGTTATGAAAACAGTACACAAAGGAGAAGCTTCAGAATTAGTAAAAGAGATTCCTAAGTCACCATCTTATTTGGACACTTCTGCAAAGCAACATTTCAAAAAGTTTGCTAGAATTTTAATCTCCTCAGAATCTTTGAAAAGAATTCATTTACCGGCTTTAGAGCTTATGGCAGAAAACTTTTCACAATGGGAATGGGCAGTTAGAGAGATAAGATCTAAGAATAAAGATAAGAAAGGATCTGGCTATAGACAGAAATATACATCTGGAGCAGAAAATATTTCAGTGGAATTGACCATAAAACGAGATGCTGAAAAAGCAATTATGCAATGCTTTAAACAATTTGGAATAGATCCTAGATCGGAAAAGGAACTAAACAGTACTGTAGATCCTAACCAGGGAGACTTATTTGCTGAATTTGGAAAACTAAAAAAATCATAAATGAAGATTACTAACGAAATGCTTAATTCAATTCCTTTTCAATATGCACAAGATGTGCGTGATGGTAAAATAGTTGTAGGTAAAACTATAAAACAAGCTGTTAGTAGATTTTACAAATGGATTGATGAAAGTGATCAGTCTGGTTTTTACATAGATCATGCTGCAGGGATGCATATAATTTTATTTTTTGAAGACTTTTTAATCCATACTATGGGTAAAAAAGCAGAAAATAGAGAACCTTTTATTCTAGAGCCTTGGCAACAGTTTACCTTATACAACATTTTAGGATGGAAAGACCAATTTGGCAATAGACGAATAAAAACTGTTTACGAAAAAGTAGCCAGAAAAAATGGTAAGACAGCAACTTTGGCTGGAGTAGGTCTTTATTTTTTGTGTTTTGACGATGAGTCTTCACCAAGAATATATGCTGGAGCAACAAAAGAAGACCAGGCTAAAATAGTTTGGCAACAGGCTTACGACTTCGTAAAAAAATCAATAAAACTAAGAGTTGGAGGATTAAAAAATACTCAGCGCGAAATAAGATATGAAGATGTTATGGGTAAATTTAAATTTCATGGCAGTAATTCGGAAACACAGGATGGATTAAATCCTTCCCTTGCCATTATAGATGAATATCACGCGCACAAAGATGATACTATTAGGGAGGTTTTGGAATCCGCTATGGGAGCCAGAAAAAACCCACTACTTTATATAATTACCACTGCTGGTTTTAATATGCAATCTTCTTGTAAGCAAGCTGAGGATATTTATAAAGAAATATTAAGTAGTATAAAAGATGATGATCACACCTTCATAATGATTCATGATCTAGATGATAACGATAATTGGGAGGATGAAACAAATTGGATAAAAGCGAATCCAAATATAGATGTATCTGTCTATTTAGAATTCTTAAGATCAGAATTTAAAAAGGCAATAAACCAGCCTAGTAAAATACCAAATTTTAAAACAAAGCATCTTAATATGTGGGTAGACGCTGCAGATGTTAGAATTCCTGAAAGTATCTGGGATAAATGTTCAGGGAAAATAAAAATGAAAAACTTTATTGAACATGGATGTGCCGGCGCCTTGGACCTAAGTTCAACAATAGATCTATCTGCTATAGTTTTTGTAAGTAATCCAGACGAAGATGGCATAAGAGATTTACTGCCTATGCTGTTTTGTCCACTAGATACTGTTGAAAAAAGATCTTCTGAGGATAGAGTTCCCTACAAATTTTGGAAAAATGAAACCCTAAAAAAATACATCGATCTAAAAGGTTTTAATGATGTAAGTAGTTTTTTTGAAAAGCAGCCCATCCTTCAGGCGACACCAGGTAACCAAATTGACTATGAAAACTTACAAAGCATTGTTGCATTTTGTTGGGATGTGCTTCACCCAAAATGGTATGAATACGATTCATGGCAAGCTACTCAACTGGTCCAGAATCTAACAGCTAGAGAAATAGAAATGCACCCATTTCCACAGACTACAGCTCACTTTTCATTTCCAACTAAAGAATTTGAAACGCTTATTTATTCTGAAAAAATAAGACATGGCGGTCACCCAATTTTAAAATGGATGATTTCTGGATGCGTAGCTTATCAAGATCCAAACGAGAATATACGCTATGCAAAAAACAAATCGACCAAAAGAATAGATGGCATCATTGCATCTGTAATGGCTTTAGCAGGAACCATGACACCAGAGGATACTAATGAATCTCAATACAATAACACCGATCCAAATGAAATCACATTCTGAATTAGAAACTGAAAATCAATTAATTAAGAAGCTGGCCACTAACGTAGGATTTTACAACTACTTTTTTGAAATGCTAAAAACCTCTAAAACAAATATTGAAGCCTTTAACCGGGCAAACGATCAATACTTTGAATTTTTTGGTGAGTACAAATACTCATGTTACAAAAGTTTTACTGTTGTAAATAATAGAAAAATTAGAAATAAATGAAAAAAGACCTCAAACTTATATTTATAGTAGTGCTCACTTTTGCTTTCCCACTGGTGACTTCTACCCTACTCGATCTTAAATGGATCAACGACCACTGGATAAGAATATTACTTATAATAATTCTTATGGCTTTTGAAATTGTAGTCTGCATTTTTATACTAAAAGAAAAACTAAAAAAATAGAATCATGAATTTAGAACAGCAAAAATACATTAAGGAAAACAGGACCAAAGAATCTATGCTCACTATGGCGAAATGTTTAGGGATATCTTATAATAAAGTTAGGGATTATATGATAAAAAATAATTTACAAGTCAGTCAAGAGACTGTTTTTAAAATAAGGTCTTTAAAAAACAGAGAGTCGACACCAAATAAAAAACCTTGGAATTGGGATGCACTAGCTTAATTACAAAACCATTTAAAAACCATGCAATCAAAAAAAGAATCATTTAAAGAAAGTCTCATCAATACTTTTTTAGGTTTTACAATATCACTAGCAGCTACTTTTTTAGTGCTCCCTTTGTTTGGAATAGAGAGTACTCCTTTGAAAAATATAGGGATAACAGTATGCTTTACAGTGATTAGCATTTTAAGAGGCTACTTAATTCGACGATATTTTAATAAAAAACTAAAGAAATGAGAAAAATAAATTTTAGATTTTGGGATGTAACATTAAAAAAAATGTGTTTTAGAAAACCACTAACCTATGATTTTTCGGTAAAAGATATCATCCCATTGCAATCAATTGGACGTGAAGATAAAAACGGAATTGAAATATTTGAATCCGATTACCTTGTCGATTACTATCCTATTGATGAAGAAAATTTAAGTTTAGGAAACAATGAAAGTCTTTTGCCTGTTGTTTGGTGCGAAGATACTTTAAGCTGGTGCATCGATGCTTCATTTAAAAAAGATGGAAGTTTTTTAACCTCACTCGTTGAATATTTTGGTGAGCATTTGGAGGTAAAAGGCAATGTTTATGAAAATGAAACTAAAAAAACCCTTTTCAAATGAAAAAGAAATTTTGGACCAAAGAAGAAATTGATTACTTGATAGAGAACTATCCAGATAAGGAAAACGAGGATCTGGCTATTATACTTAACAGAACTAAATCTAGCATCACCGGAAAGAGTGGGCCTTTAGGACTTAAAAAAAGTAAAGCATTTTGGAAAAGAGTTGGTGGTATTTATGCAGCTCAGTGTAAGCACACACAATTCAAAAAAGGCAATGTTGCTTTTAACAAGGGAAAAAAGAGAGAAGAGTTTATGACTCCAGAGGGGATGGCGGCGGTGGAGAAAACACAATTCAAAAAAGGGAGAAAGCCGTATAACACTCAGGGGCCAGATTATGAATCTATACGGTGGGAAAAGAAAATTCCTTACAAGTACAAAAAGAACAAGGATGGAGATATGCAGGCTTCTCATCGTTTACTTTGGGAAGAACACCATGGCAAAATTCCTAAAGACATGATTATCATCTTTAAAAACAAAGATACCCTCGATTGCAGAATTGAGAATCTAATGGCTATTACCAGAAAAGAACATCTTAATAGAAATTATTTGCAATATCCCAACGAAATTAAGCGAGGCATTAAACTAAAAAACAAACTAGAAAAACAACTCAAAAACTAAAAACGACTATGGAAAATTCTATCGATCAACTCAACAAAGTACTTTTTGAAACTTTGGAGCAAGCCAAAAACAAAACTGTAGATGCAGCTCATGTAAAAAACATCACCAACATATCTTCACAGATATTAAATTCTGCAAAGCTTCAATTCGATTTTCATAAATACAAGGATGGCGATACGGATATAAAAGTTATCCCAGATAAAGGCCAATTAAAAATAGATTCTGATTCACACAAATTAGAAAAGGAACCCAGCGAGTATGAAAAAAAATGCATTGTCGCCAAAAAACTAAACTACAATTCTGTAGGCAGAGCTATATCGGACTTGACTAAAGAGGTCTTTGATCAAGCAGTAAAAGAACATTTTGAAGCATAAATTATGAAACACCACAGCAAGCAAATGGCCATTAAATCACATAAGATCATGACTCACCTAATGTGTCTTATGGAAGATCTAGAGGATGTAAAAGCAGATGGCCCAGAAGCAAAAGAAATGATAAAAACTATTGAAATCCTTCTCCCAAAAATGGAGAAAGTCATCGACACTGCATTTGGTAGCTCTACTTACTTGAGATCGAACACTTATCTGCAGGACATGCAAAACCGCTTTGAAACGGTGGTTAGAAAAAACTATTTAAAAATTACTTAATAAAATTTAACTATGAAAAACAAACAATTCTTACTGTTTTATATGCCCGAATTTTACCCTAGTGGTGGACTTGGAGATATTAAAGAAACATTTGACGACTTGCAAAGCGGAATAAAATATGCTAAAGAACATAATATATTAACAGAATCGTACATCTACGACAGAATAGATGATGTTTATTATGATTTGGAAGATAAAAAATATGATTAGCGTTTAATATTTTTTACACACTGTTAGCGAAACTTTAAAAATTACTTAAAAAAATTGAATTATGTTTAAAACAGCAATTTATAAATTCTTAAAAGATAAAAATTTTATTTCTTTAGGTAAGAACGGCATAAATCATAGTCAAATTTTAAAAGCGGTTGAGAATAAAACTACAGATCAATACATCGAAATTTATAATGAAAGTTTTGGTTTGACTTTAATTTGCCACGGAAACGGTTTTATGAAGGACAATTTTCCTATGGATTTTAGGATTTTTGATAAAGATGATTTTAAAGAATTTACAATACATTTTAATAAAATATAATTTAATAACCAAAATAAAATGAAAAATCCAAAAATAAAAACAAGAGTGGTTCATTCACAAACAAGGTCATCCTGGAATATCGTTGCAGAAACTTTAGGTGTTAAGTATAAAATTGCAAGAGTTCCATATTTGGTTTATACCTACGATGATTTAAAAGAAAATAGAATTGAAGCGTTTGAGCACGCTACATTTATTTCGCATTGTTTTAACCACTCTGATGAAATTTTAAATAAGATAGAATCTTAGTTAGTGCTAACGTAAAATGTAGGGTTTGATTTTTAACGACTAAATAAATACAGAAAAATGAACAACTTTCTTAAACAAGAATACTGCAAAGAGTTTGGATATGGCTATTTTAAAAAAGACAATAAGTCTGACTACTCAAATTGGTTAGAAAAAAAGTTAATTGAAGCACGAACCCAAGTTGAAATACCAGAAATTAATCAATTACTTATACAACGTGTTGTAGGGCGAAGCGAACAGTTGTCACAAAAAAGCAAGAACTGTGTATTAATTAGCCGCGAGCCTTGCAGACATAAAGGAGTTTGTGAAATATGCAGTTAGCTTGTGGCAATTGCTTACAACGTGCTCGTGTATGAAATGTAGCGTGGTGACGACACGTATGTCGCTACCACGCACGAACCAAAATAAATATTAATTAACCTATAACAAGCCCTGACAAAGCTATTTTTTATACACTTTGTTAGGCACTTTTAAAATTATGAAGAAATTAAACAACATCGAACAAGCACAATTTGAAGAAATAAGCAAGAACGTTGGTAAAATTTTAATAGCAACAATGGATGCTTTAGATATACCAAACTTTATAGATGCAACATACTCTTGTAATGGCAATGACTATAAATTAAAATTTGAGAAGCTAAAGAAATAATTTCTATTGTGCCTAACGGTACTGGTATATGATTTGTAAGCCAAATACCGAACCGTCAATTTAAAACACAAGCCTTAATTGGCTTATAAATTATATACCGTGTTACCAACTGGCACGGGATTTTAAAACAAAACTTTATTATGATACGAAAATTTAAAAAGAAGCCTGTTACGATTGAGGCAATACAATACAATCAATTGAACCGAGAAGAAATACAAGCCTTTGTAGGTAAAAAATTGCATCAGGAATTAGAAAGTGAGACTGCATATTTAGCAGGGAAAGGCGCACCGCAATTTAGCCTATTGATAGAAACTAAGGAAGGTAATATGAAAGTTATGAATGGCGATTGGGTTATTAAAGAGCCTTTTCCAACAGGTGATAGAGACTTTTATCCTTGTAAGGCTTCTATATTCAAAGATACTTACGAAGAACTAAAGTAGTGCTTGTTGGTAACGTTTAGTATAACCGTAGTTTCGGAATTTATAAATAAAACTTAATAGAATGGATATAGATAATTTTTATGATGACCACCATAAATCATCACAGAACAAACTAATTGAAGGTAGAGAGTATATTTCTTACCCTGAATTTAAAAGACTTCTTAAGATGTACCGAGCCGAGCAATTACGGTTATACATTGTTAGCAAACGTACTTCGTTAATTTGGAAAGTAATTGCTTTGTTTGAGATGGGATATATGTTAGTAGACCTACTTAGGTATGTTTGCTAACGTTTTGAATATGGGGAGTAGCCGACCAATAACTGAGCTACGAAAAATAAATGTTTAATCGGCTATTCACTATATTTTGTGTTAGCATTAGTTAATTATTATGAAACTAGCAATAGAAATTTGGGACAAACATATTGATGTATTTATGCACTTTGATTTAGTTTGCCATAACGGAAGCTCATTAGAAGATGAAACTCGAAGTAACGCGCTATTTAACGCCATTGTTACTTTGGAGCAAATGTTAAAAGTGGCTAACCCCATTAATAAACTTCGTATTAATGAAGCGATTGATTATTTAAAGGGTAGTAAGTATTACTCTGATGTAAACCAAAGTAACACTTACTAATTAATGCTAACACCCGTATAAAAAAACGTTTTAATGTTTTTTATACAACGTTAGCACAATTTTAAAAACTCCAACAAAGGAAACATTGTTGGAGTTTTTAATTAGATAGCTCCCATATTTTTGAAGCAGATAAAAGAAATATGTCTGTTTTTCAAAATGCGTTAAGATCAGTAGTTAGCTCTCCAACATTGCTTCAGGGCTTTCCTGGTTTTGGTTACGGTAGCTTAACGCAATCTGCAAATAAAGTAAATGTACGCAGCTCGTTAACGCTTTCCGCATTTTACAGTGGAATAGACATGATTGCCAATTCTATTGCCATACTTCCACATGCTGTCATTCAAAAAACAGACGATACAGTTTCATACCTTAAGGATCACCCGGTTCATAAATTACTTAATACTAGACCAAACTACCACCAGTCTGCTTTTGGTTTTAAACACCAAATAGCTGCAACCGTATTATTAAGGGGTAATTTTTTTGCTGGTATTGTGACCGATGAATCTGGTAACAAAACAGCCTTAAACTTTTGGGACTCAAATCTGGTAACGGTTATAGATCATGAAAATGATTTGTACTATGAGTACAAAGGTAAGATGTACAAATCTTATGAGGTGCTGCATATACCGGGATTTTCATTTGATGGAAAGTTAGGTAAATCTGTTTTAGAATTTGCAGCAGATAATCTTGGTGTTACACTTAATGCACAAAAATTTGGCTCTAGCTCTTTAGAAGATCAAGGCCTTAGTTATGGGGTGATTGAAACCGATAAAGTTCTAAAAGCTCCTGCAAAAGATGCTATAGGTACAGCTTTTGAAAAAAGGCTTACAACTATGAATAAGCATAGAGCAGCAGTACTGGATGAAGGGATGCAATATAAAAGGATAGGTCTTAATCCTGAAGAATCAAAATTTATTGAAACCTATGCTAGTGGCACAGAAGATATTGCCCGGTGGCTTCACATCCCAAATCACAAATTAAGAATAAAAGGTGAGGGCGGTTATAACTCTATGGTGCAGATGGAGCAAGATTATCTGCAATCTGCTGTAAAACCTATTGCCCAAAAGATTAAGGAAGAATTGGACTATAAACTTTTTACAAATTCTGAAAAAGAAAAGTCGATAGCAATAGATCAAAATTTTAAAATATTACTTCAAGTAGATCCTAAGTCCAGAGCAGAATATTACAAATCTATGGTATTCCTAAAGGCTATGACTCCCAACGAAATAAGAGTTTTAGAGAGTCTAAACCCTTATGACGATGGCGATCAATTTTTACAAATGTCAAATCTTCTTAATGAAGAACAAATGAAAAAACTATTAGCTGATGAAAGCAAAGGATAAAATACAAGTAAGAAATGCACAAGTGCGTGCAGATAGTATCAATGAAGCAGAAAGAACTGCTGACTTTGTGATTTCTAGCGAAGCGGTAGACACTTATAATACTGTTTTCAAAAGTGATGGATGGCTCTTTGATCGCTATCAAACAAATCCTATTGTGTGTTACAATCATAATCATAGGGATGCAGATAGTGTCATTGGTACTTCAGAAGTTTTTATTGAAAATGGTTTTGTGATAGGGCGTGTAAGATTTGAAGATGCAGAAAACAATCCTCTAGCAGAAAAGATTTTTAACAAAGTTAAGAGTAGAATAATTCGTGGAGCTTCCATAAGTGCTGAAATCTTAGATGGCAGATATGGACTAGAAGATCTTAATGAAGATCCCGATGTTTTGTATTTCACACAGCAACGCTTAAGGGAATGGTCCATCGTTGCTCTTAACTCCAATCCAGATGCATTGGCTAGAAATACAAATGACCTAAATGAGATTCGAAAAGAATTTACGCCAGATACATCTGCAGACTCTGCCGAGGATGATACAGATGAAGAAAAAAGAACTTCAGAATTTGATGTTTTTGAAGCTCAATTATTAATCAATAAAAATAATACCCATGCTTAAAATTGCACAGTTACAACAAGAGAGAGCTTCAAAAACTAAAGCTCAAGAAGATCTGGTCAAGGCCAGAAAAGAAGGTGATGGAAAATTCACCGATGAACAAAGAACCCAATTTGCAACTCTCCAAACTGAAATCGAGGCACTAGATGCTGACATTGCAGAAGAGAGACAAATTGAAGACTTCGAAAAAAGAGCTGCAGCTCAAAAAGGTGAGCGCAAAGGTGGTGCTAAACCAAAAGGTGAAGAAGCTGAAAAGCGTGAAATCACGGAGCGTGCATCCATTACCAAAGCTTTTAGAAATAAAGGCATTTTGGAAGGTGCAGAAAAAGAACTTAATGAAATTGGAATCGAGGCCAATAGAGCTGCAGGAGTAGAAACTCCAGACAATGCAAGATTTACCATCCCTATGTCTGCTTTAAGGGCTCAATCTGTCACCGGTGATAGTGGTGAAAAGGGAGGTCAATTGGTTGTAGATCAAACTCCAAGAGTGCAAATGCCTTTTCAACCAGCAACTTTCTTGGAGTCTCTTGGAGCTACAAGATTAAGCGGTTTAACCGGAGGATCTATTCCCCTTCCTGTGGGACAAAAGTACACCATGCAATGGTTAGCAGAAAATGCTGCTATTACTCCACAAGATAAGAACTATACTGGCCCAGAACTTTCTCCACAACGTTTGGGTGGCGCAGTAGATATTTCGAGAAGACTTATTCTACAGTCTAGTCCAGATGTAGAAAGCCTTGTAAGACAAATGATCTTGCGAGCTTATGAGACTTCTCTAAATGCTGCAGCAATCAACGGAGCTGGATCTGGCAACGAGCCACAAGGAATTTTGAACAAGGCTGGAATAGTCCTTTCTTCTGTAACAACAGCGGAAGCTGCAAAATGGGAGCATGTCACTGAGCTTATGGGCTTAATAGATGCAGAAGATGCAACCGAACTTTCTAGAGCTTACTTAATGTCTCCACAGCTTAGAGCTGCTTTCATGAGCACCAAGAAAGATGCTGGTTCTGGTCGATTCGTTATGGAAACTAGAAATGAGTTAAATGGTAGTAATGCCGCTGCAACTTCTCTTGTGCCTACACTTACAGATAACGAGGTCTTAATTTACGGAGACTTTAGTAAATTGTTTATTGGAGAATGGGGCGCAGTGTCTTTATTGGAAGATCCTTATTCTGCTTCTTTGAGTAATGCCATTAGATTGGTAATTAACTCTCACGCAGGTGTAGAGATAGCTCAGGAAAATGCATTCTCTGCCAACAAATTTATCACTATATAATCATTTATTGTATTGCTCTGGGTCTTTCAGGCTCAGAGTGATATAATATTAAAAATTTAAAAATTATGTCTGAAGAAAATAAAAGCACAGAAAAGGTGGAGCAATCTACTGGTGAAGCTAAAAAAGCTGCAGATCAAGAAAAGTCTAAAGCTAAGAAAGCAAAAGCTAAAAAGCCAGAAAAGCAAAAGGATGTAAAGGTGAAGATCCTTTGTCACAATGCAGCTGGAAAATACGGTCTTCCACAACATAAAGGGATGACTGTTGTCTTAAAAGAAAAACAGGCAGACGAGTTGGTAAAAAACAAAGATGGCGAAATAGTTAAATAATTTATGAACACTTTCAGTCTTACATACGGTGCTCCAGAAGCAACAGAAAGTATAGTTACTCTTGCCCAGGCAAAAGCGAATTCTAAAATAGATTTTGATGATGAAGATTCATTGTTACAATTATTTATAGATTCGGCCACTACCGAGATAGAAAACTATCTGGAATATCCTGTGCTAAAACGACTGGGATCTACCGTAGAAGTTGAAGGTTGGTTCGATAGATTTCAACTTAAATTTCCCATTATAGAAGATGGCATCACAGCTCTTAAGTATGAAGATGAAAATGGTACTCTGAAAGAGATCCAAGATAATAATTGGAATTACGAAAGTAAGATCCTCTACTTAGATATGGATATCCCTTCAGATTTTGGCTATAGAATCTTTATCACTGCAGATCTTGGTTATAGTGTTGCGGACATTCCTGCGGACATAAAGAGAGCTTGTCTTTTGCTATTCGCTCACAACGACACTTACAGGGAAAATATGCCCATTAAATTTAACCAAGCAGCTCACAACGTTCTAAGACCTTACAGAAAAACATTTTAATGAATAAATCTGCATACATACACGCTGGACAACTTAATAGAAAAGTATCTCTATTTAAAAATACAGCTACCAAAACCGACACCGGAGAATCCACTCAAGAAGATGAGTTGGTGAAAGAGGTGGTGTATGCCAAGCGTGAAGATTTTACAGGAAGTGAAGATGATGACGATGGTAGAGTCATTGGAATTGGAGTGGTGGCCTTCATTGTAAGATTTAGCTCAGATCTATTTGTGAATGGCCAAAAGTATTTTGTAAAAGACTTTGATGGGATCTACCAGATCAACTCTATAGAATTATCTGGCCAACAAAAAAATAGATTTCTTAAACTTAAATGCACAAGACGTGGACATTAAAGTAAAAGGATTTTCGGAGCTTAATCGGAAGCTGAAAAAGCTAGACGATAAAATGACCAGGCGCGAAGTGCTTAAGATACAAAGGAAACTAGCAAAACCATTGGTAAGGGTTTATAGAGATGAACTGCCATTAAGCAATAGAGTTATAAAAAATTCTGAAAGCAATTACAAGGCTGGTAAGCTTAAGGAGTCTGTTTCTGTAGAAACTGTTCCGGCTCGTAAAGTAGGAGGTAATCCACAAGTAGTAGTTCGCCCTTCTACAAAAGGTAAAAAAAACGGATACTATCGAAATATGGTTGTAGCAAAAGGAACCGAAATTGGATCTAACAAACCTGGGTCTAGAAAAATGATTAACACAGTAGTGGACAAGGCTAGAGATAGAGTAATCTCACAGCGTAATTCTTTAACTACTGCTAAGTACGAAAAGCAAATGCAAAAATTTATACAAAAACAAATTGATAAACTAAGCTCATGATACTACAAGCAGCAAAACATGTAAATGAAGTGATGAGTCTTGAGGCTATTACAAATGTGATAGATGCTAATGTATTTTGGGATCTAGCCACACAAGAAAAAGAACTCCCTTTTGTCAATTTTAAACTTAGCAATACTGGACCAATCACAAAAGATGGAAGTGCGCAATATTCAGTAGACATTTTTGTATTCGCCAAGTCTTTAAATGAAGGAGCTACTATAGTAGATGCGATTGAAACTGCAATAAAAGAATCTGCATACAACTGGAAGTTTCGTGGAAACGAGACAGGTTACAACTACAGCGATGGCCGTGAAGGTCTTTGCACAATTAATTATGAATTTAAATTTTAAATCTTAGAAATTATGGCTGGAGAAAAAGTAATGAATGGTAACCTAAGGATGACCTTAGATGACAAAACAGTATATCATTCTACAGAATGTAGCGTAACTCTTACAAGAGAAATTAGAGAGCGATCTACAAAAGACACAGATGGTGTAGAAAGGGCTAAAGGCCAGAAGTCTTTCAGCGGTTCTGCATCTGCATTGGCGGTTTATGCTTCGGATGGTGTAGATACTCACGATTTTGGAGCCTTGTTCGATCTTTACAATGACGATACTGATACTGCTATTCCTATAGAATTTGTTCCCTCAGAAGGTGATGCATCTTTTATGTTCAAAGGTGAATGTATTATAGAAAGTTTAGAACTTAATCTAGCAGTAGAAGAAGATGGTACAGCTTCTATATCCTTTTCTGGATCTAAGAAATTAGAGAAAGTAGATCTCCCATTATAAGCTTATGACATCAATCACGATAGAGGGTGTATCTCACCCTATAAAGTTTGGTTATGGGGCTTTTAGACATCTTGGTGTGCTTTGGGAACAAGAAGGAATCCAAGGTGTGATTAAGGTATTTGAAAAAACCTTTAGCAATATAAGTGCAGATCCCAAATTTGATGCCTTGGAAAAAATAGGAGATCTTGTAAATGCTGGAGTTATAAATGCTGGTGGCGAGTCTTTGAATACAGATGACATCTTAAATGATTTAGTCTTTCAGGATTCTGGTAAATTGCAAACGGTGGTTGATGCTTTTATGAAAAGCATTCCAGGCGCAGAAAACGGAAAAAAAAAGGTGAGCCAGAAGAAAGCTCCAAAACCGAAAGCAAAGAAATAACATGGGATGAACTGGAAGAAATTGCCTTTGGTATCTTACAAATGCGTGAGGATGATTTCTACCAGACCACTCCTAGAGCCTTTAAGAATAAAATAAAAGGCTTTGAGCGTTATGAGGAAAATCTATTTAAGGAGCGATGGGAAATGCACCGGGAACTTATAGTCACTGTACTTTCTCCGCACTTAGATAAGAAACATAAAAAGAAATCTATGCATGATCTCTATCCTTTAGCCTGGGATAATTCAAAATTAAAAAGTCTTAAAAAAATAGATCCTAAAGAATTGTGGTCTAAGATAGATGAGGCAAAGAAAAGTAAAGAATAAAATTTTAGTTTGTTGTTTTTTTCATAATTCGGGAAAACCCCTCAATCCGTTGAGGGGTTTTTTTTGTGGCATAAAGGAAACAATGTTGGAGTCCAGCAGACGAGTTTACTTCTATTTTTGAAGCTATTCACAAAGTCACTTCATGAGTAGTTTAGCCAACATTTCTATACGATTTAATGCTGACTTAAAGCAGTTTTCGTCACAGATGCAAAACGTGCAAAGGAGCTTAAAGAAAGTCGGCAAACGAATGACCAAAGTAGGCAAAAACCTCACTGTAGGTCTTACTGCTCCTATTGGCGGTCTTGGTGTTTTGGCTGTAAAAACCTTTGCAACATTTGAGCAGTCCATGGCTAAGGTCGAAGCGATCTCTGGAGCAACTTCACAGGAGCTTATTGCGCTAAAGAAAAGTGCTGAAGATCTAGGGGCCTCTACACGTTTTGCAGCTACCGATGTAGCTGGACTTCAGTTGGAATTTTCTAAACTAGGATTCGATCCTTCTCAAATACTAGATGCTACAGAAGCTACACTCGCCCTTGCACAAGCTTCTGGTGAGGACCTAGCACAATCTGCAACCGTTGCAGCTTCTACCGTGCAAGGTTTTGGGTTGCAGGCAAGTGAAACAGGACGTGTTGTCGATGTGATGGCGAAGTCCTTTTCTAGCTCTGCCTTAGACCTTAGTAAGTTTCAAATAGCTATGGCTACTGTAGCACCAGTTGCTAGATCTGCAGGGCAAAGTTTAGAGACTACTACAGCAATGCTTTCCGTTTTAACTAATAATGGTTTACAAGCAAGTAAAGCAGGAACAGGCCTTAAAAATATTTTTCTGGAACTAGCAGAGTCTGGACTTACTATGGAAGAAGCTTTTAATATGATTAATACCAGCACAAATAAGAATGCGACTGCGGTAAATCTATTTAAAAAAGAGGGTGCTACTGCTGCACTTATTCTAGCGGACAACCAAGAAGCAGCAAAAGGCTTTGCAAAACAATATGATAAAGCTGCTGGATCTGCAAAGGCAATGGCAGCCATCATGGATGATACTACAGAAGGTAGTTTCATGAAATTTAAATCTGCTGCAGAATCTGCTGGTATTGCTGTAGGTGAAATATTAGCACCGATAATTAGAGATCTTACTGATACTCTAGCTGAAATAATTTCAGAATTTAAAGATCTTACTCCTGCTACTCAAAGACTAATTGTTGTCATAGCAGCTTTGGCTGCAGCTATTGGACCTGTGTTAGTTGCTTTAGGATTCCTAATGACTACAGTTATACCTGGATTAATTACTGCCTTTGGGATTTTAAAAGTAGCAATGTTGGCAACTCCTTTTGGTTTAATTGCTGCAGGAATTGGCGTTGCTGTATCTGCATTTTATTTATTTAATAGAGAAACTGAAAAAGTAGTTGAAAGTCAAGATCAACTTACAGATGTTACTAATAGAGCTACAGATGCCATCGCTAAAGAAAAGGCAAAAGTCGAAGAGCTTTTATTTACAGCTCGTGATGAAAATGTAAGTAAGCAACAAAGGATAAAAGCTATACAAGAGCTCAATAGGATCTCTCCAACTTATTTGGGGAATCTAAAGCTCGAAACTATTAATACAGATGCAGCGACTACAGCTGTAAATAAATATAATGAAGCCTTACTAAAAACTGCAAAAGCAAAAGCAGCACAAGAAAAGCTACAGGAGATCCAGGCAAAAATTATAGAAAAGGAACTGGAATTATCAGCAAGAAGAAAAGCAGTGACAGATGCACAAGCATCATCTTTTAAGAATGTTGGTGATAATGCACAAGCTGCTGCTGCACAAAAAGCACAACTCGCCCTGGCAGAAAAACTACTAGCTCTAGAAACTGCCAACGGAACTAAAGAACTGGAGGCACAAGCTGCTGAACTTCTAAAAATAATTAATCTTAACGATACATTAATTAGTAACCCAATTGCTTCTCCAGTAACTCCGACAGGCCAAGGTGGACAAGCGCAAACAGAATCTGCAAGCACATTACAGTCTGGTGGATTAATGACTAATCCATTAGGTCCACAACTCACTACTAGTTTAGTTTCTGAAGAAGATTTGTTAAGAGTAAACGAATTTAATGAGAAGTTGTTAATGCTTCGAGAAACTGCTGTTGTTGTAGGGTTAGCAGTTAGCGATGCTTTCAGTACAATGAGCAATAGAATGATAGCAGGACTAGATCTTGCTGAAACTGGAATGCAAGGCTTTGTAAAAAACATGGCTGCTACATTCTTGAAACTTATAAATATGCTCCTAAGTAATGCAATTGCAAATGCCATAGCTGGAGCCTCACAGTCTGCAGTAGGTTCAGGTCCAGCAGCAGTATACACACTTCCTGCTTTTATTGCTACCTCAGTTGCTGGGGTACTAAGTGCATTTGCTGCAATACCAAAATTTGCAGATGGTGGTATAGTAAGCGGTCCTACTATGGGATTGATGGGTGAATATGCTGGGGCAAACCGTGGAAATCCGGAAGTCATCACACCTCTTAATAAGCTTAAATCTATGCTTGGAGATAGCATGGGCGGTGATATGAGCCAACTAGAAGTTGTTGGAAAAATAAGCGGTCAGGACTTAATTTTAATCAACGCGAGAGCGCAAAATTACAGAAACCGACGTGGCTAATTACGAGATACACATACAAGATGTAGAGAATATAGAAGATGATCTCTTGCTGAAATATGCAGAGCGTAATTCTATACAACTCAATTGGCTAGGTGGTGACTCCAAGACTCAACCGATTGTAGGTAGTGAGCTTAATTTTACTCTAGAAGCTACAGAGGCAAAAGATGCTGCCTTTATTGAGCTATTTACAGCAGATGAAAACAAATGGCTGGTCACCAAAAGAATATCGACTACTCAAGAAATCGTTTGGCAAGGTTACTTGCTCCCAGAATCTTACGAAGAACCGTATAGACGTGGGATATTTTACGTCAACTTTTCTGCAGTAGATGGTCTGGGATTGCTTAAAGGACTTAAGCTTTCTCCTGACTTTTACAATGAAGAAAAAACGGTTATAGAAGTGCTTTGTGCTATCTTAAAATTAACGAAGGTAAATCTAGAATTGTACTTCTCCCCTGCTCTCATCAACATTAATGAGCCAAACTGGTCTAAGATTCTAGTAGATACAATGCTCTGGGATTTTAATAAAGATAATGCCTACCAACTCCTTAAAGATTTACTGGAGTCCATGCGTTGCCAAGTTTACCAATGCCAGGGGAAATGGTTTATTGAAGGTTTTAATAAAAGACAACTCATAAATGTTAGCTACCAGGTGTTCGATCTAGAAGCTAACTTCTTAAGGGATGAAGCTTTCGAAAGAACCGTAAAGCGTATTACATTAATGGCAGATCCTAGTGTAAGAATGGTACCCTCTATAAGAGAAGCGGTTGTGACATACGAACGGAATCAACTTCAGTTTCCTGAAGATATTATACAAGAAAATGAAGTACCCTGGGTAATTTACAGAGGTCAAGTTGATGCTTTATGGCGCCCAAAAAATTGGAATTATAAATTTGATTCAGTTGATAGTGAAGCCATCATAAATCCACCTGAATTTTATCTAGTGATTAATAGGATCGACCAAGAATTAGATACTAGCAAATTTATAACACTTCGAGAAAAACTTTTTGTAAAGAAGAATTCAACAATAAAAATAAGGCTTAAAATCAAAAGATTATTTTATGATACTCTATCTGATGAAGATTTAGC